CGGCAAACCGTGGTGGCGGCGGCGGCGGCGACAAGGGTGGTCCTGGATACGCTGCTGCAAGTGGCGGCTCCGGTATTTGCATTGTCCGCTATTCACTTTGAGGATTGACTAATGGCACATTTTGCAAAAGTAATTGACGGCATTGTCGATCAAGTGATCGTTGCCGAGCCAGAGTTTTTTGACAGTTTTGTCGATTCGACGCCTGGTAAATGGGTGCAAACCTCTTACAACACAAAGGGCGGCGTTCACTACGACCCCGAAACCGGGGAACCTTCTGCCGACCAGTCCAAGGCGTTGCGTAAAAACTACGCAGGGCGTGGTTACACCTACGACAAAACGCGAGATGCTTTTATCCCGCCTTGCGATTACCCTTCCTGGACTCTGAACGAAACGTCCTGTTTGTGGGAGCCTCCTGTGGCGAGACCTGATGACGGGCAGCCTTATACTTGGAACGAAACTGAACAAAGGTGGGACTTAGTGTCCTTACCTGAATAAACCCTTACCCTTTAAGAACAATGATTGCACTTATCCGTCCGATCCTCTTCACCTTCCTGGGTTCTACCCAAGTGAAGCGTCTGATCGTTGACCTTCTCAAGAAACTCTCTGAGTCCACCGACAACACTATCGACGATAAGGCTGTCGAATTTATTGAAAACGGACTGTTTCCTAAGTAAACATTATGGTACTGCTTAACGTAAGGCAGTACTACCCACAAACTGATAGTGCAACAGGTCACGGAGATCGGATGTGCTTTAGCTCTACGTGTGCTATGGCAATCAAGTATCTCCGTCCTGATGCCTTGAAAGGTAGTAATGCAGATGATGATTACCTAAGGACAGTCCTTAAATACGGCGATACAACTGAATACACCGCCCATCTTAAAGCCTGTAAGCAGTACGGAATCCTTGCTACTTTTTCCCAGAAAGGTACTAAGGACATTCTTCTTAATGAACTTAACAGTGGGTATCCTGTAGCAACAGGTATCCTGCATAAAGGTCACGTCTCTGCACCAAGAGGTGGCGGTCATTGGATGCTTCTTATCGGTGATGATGAAAACAAAGGTGTTTTCCATGATCCATACGGTGAAATGGATAACGTCAACGGTGGTTATGTAACCATCGGTAAAGGCGGAAAGGAAGTACGTTATAGCTGGAAGAACTGGCTACCACGCTGGGAAGTAGAAGGTAGTGGTTCTGGTTGGTACATGACTTTTCGTCCTATACAACAAACATGATTGAAGCATTACTTTCAGCCGCTGTGGCTTTAACTGCTGGTGTTGCAGCAGTAACAAATAGAATACATTCTCGTATTAACCGTGTTCATGAGCGTATCAATTGCATGGACAACCGTATTGATAACTTTGAAGTTAAGATCGTTAGTAACTACGTTGCTAAGGTTGACTTTGAACGTGCGTTAACCAAGATTGATACTGGCATGAACCGTTTAGACGAAAAGCTAGACCGTATCTTGATGCGTCATGACTAAAAAGAAAGCTACGGAGGATATGTTTAACGAGCTTCATAACCTCGTGACAACTGAGTTCCTTCAACGCATTAAATCAGGTGAAGCCAGCACACAAGACCTCAAGGCTGCGTGTGACTGGCTAGCCAAGAATGACATTAGTGGTGTTGCTTACGACGGTAACCCACTGGATAAACTGGCGTCTGTGATGCCTAAGGTAGACCCTGAGATGGTGCAACGGAGGCTGTATGGCTCAAAGCACCTCTGAATATTATAAGGGCAATCCTGCGGCACGTAAGCGTCGCAGAGCACAGCAAAGAAGGTATAACAAGACCAACGCCGGTCTTAAAATCCGCACTGCTGCTAATAAGCTAAACAGAAAACTTGGCACTTACGGCAACGGTGACGGAATGGATGCATCTCACACCGGACCTAACAAAGGTAAGCTTGAGAAACCCTCAACTAACCGCCGTCGTCCCCGTAAAGGCCAACGTTACGCATGACACCGCTCTTCCCCAGTCCTGATCATTACCTACAAAACCTAATAACCATGACAAGTCCTGAAGCAAAACGGATGTGGCGTAGAGCCATTAAAGAACACTTCAATTGTCAATGTGTCTATTGTGGAGAACATTATGAACTACATGAACTTACTCTTGATCACGTTGTACCTCGTTTTAATGGAGGACAGACTATCACAAGAAATTTGGTTCCATCCTGCAGGAAATGTAATCAGAACAAAGGAACGAATAACTGGCTCACGTGGATGAG